GAACAGCAAGTAGCTGCACAAGAAATCACCAATGCAGAAGTTACTGCTGCTATCGCTGAGGAGGCGGCTAAGCCAGCAGTGGAAAAGCCTCTAACCTTCGCAGAGAAGATGGCATTAAAGCGTTTGCAGTCTGCGGCTGCATCCACTACGACCAGCCCGGAAGTTGTTATTTCGACAACGGAGAATGAAAGCCCAAAAGTAGTGGCTCCGAGCATGGAGCCTGCTCTGCCTGCATCTTCGTCGGTAGAACCTCCTGCTCCTATCCTTGTCTCGCAAGATACTGGGAAGCAAGAGCAACAAGAGAAGGTTAATGCTGCTGATCCTTCTACAGCACAAGCCTACGCTGATATCGCTGAGCGTCTTCGCGTGCTGGCTGATCTGTCAGACACCGAGCTGAAGAATGCTATGAGCGATCTGAAGAAGGCGCTGCTGGCTAATCCCAATGCTGTGTCTCTCATGGAAGATACAGATTACGCACAGATGGTTATCGCACTTCGCAGGCTGACGAAGGAAGATCAAGTAGAAGCTGCCAAAGAGAAGACTACTGGCGGCAGGAAGAAAAAGTCTACGCTCGATCTGTCTGATCCTGCTGCGGTGGAAGCTGCGTTCGCTGAATTCTGAGGTTGCGAAGGGGATGGCGATAGGCGAGTGGCTGCTCTGCGGCTCAGGTTTTATATCAGCTATGCTGGCCTGACAAAACGCGGAAAGATTCCATAAGTAACTAAGCCATCCCCCTAGCTTTATTAATTCTTCTAAGGAAACAACATGAGCGATAAACTGCAACTTCAAATCAGCGGCGCACGCAAGAGTGGCAAGACTACAATCTTGTCTATCTGCGAGAAAGCTCTCAAGGATGCTGGCTATAATTGCTACAACAATCCATGCTCTCCGCCTGGCACAGAGATTTTGGTGATCAGAGAGAAGGTGATTGTCCAAGACGCGGTTGCTCAAATCGAATATCACAGGCAGGAGATTGCACGGCTCTGCAATAGTCTCGGAATTATCTAAGCTTAGCCTAGCCTTAGAACTAGGAAGTAGCCTGTTGAGCTGTGTTTGTCTACTGGTACAGTAACTAGGCGATAGGCGAACATAGAGTGCTGCCTGTCTAGGTTTTTTCGGAGAACTAGATGGATAGCATTAGAGTAGTAAGGAGTAGTAAAGAGAGTTAGTCCCCGTCAACAAGGAGTAAGTCATGAGTCAGATAAGCACGATACAAACAATCGTCTGGGTAGTTACATTCAGAGATTCCGCTAGGAGTCCGCAACAAGAGTTGATCCGCTACACTTTGGAGGCTGCGAATAGATTCGCTAAGCATATCATCGAGAATGGCGGTATCGCAATTATCACAGAGACTACTGAAGAAGCTGCACCCACTAGCTTCAATGAGCCTCTTAACCCACTCAATCCGAGAAGCCCACTGGTATGGTAACTGAAACTGGTAACGAGAAACCCGTGTTTGACACTAGCTGGAAGCAATCCGCTGATATGCTGGTAAGAACGAGTACAGGAGGACAAAAGATTATTCCCCCTCCGGATGAGAAGCCAATCGCTGCGGTAACACGTAACATGCTTCTTAAAGATGCTGAGACTATCATCAACAAGGACAGAGCAGCTACGCACGGAGAGGCAGAGGATAGCTTTCAAACTATTGGAGATTACTGGTCAGTCTACCTGAGCAAGCAACTTGGCGTAGGCGTGACACTCAGTCCGATGGATGTAGCTCAGATGATGGTGCTGTTTAAGGTGGCACGTATTCATAACAATCCCAAGCATTTAGATAATTGGGTTGATCAAGTAGGCTACAGTGCGCTTGGTGGTGAGATCGCTTTGGCCAAATAAAAGAATTTTCACAGCATGTTTGAATTGAAGAAGCCTATCCCCATTCGTCTATCCCATTCGTCTCTTGAGACTTTGCATACCTGTGAGCGCAAGTGGCAACAGGACAAGTTGCTAGTCAATGAGCAAGAGAGGGATGAAACAGAGCACACTGTCTATGGCAGGGCNTTTGGTACTGGCTGCGCTACTTATCTTGTCACGCAGGATGCTGATATGGCATTGTGGCAAGCTTGGTTCGCATACACTCCTGAGCTTGAGTCAGATAAGAAAAGCATGACGCGCTGTATGGTTGCGCTGATGCGATCTTTCCCTGCACTCGATACTCTGTTGGACGATTATGAGGTTGCGACCTTCAACGATAAGCCTGCTGTGGAGCTTTCTTTTCGTCTGAACATTACGCCACAATACTATTTCGTAGGCCACATCGATGTGATCTTGCGTCATAAATATACTGGCATTCACTACGTCATGGATGCAAAGCACACTGGCCTACTGCTACATGATCTGTCTCCGCTATATCAGAACTCAGGTCAGTGTCTGGGCTATTCGATTGCACTTGATAGAATCGTAGGAGAGAAGCAATCTTCTTACGGTGTTCTGTATTTTGTTTCGCAGCTTGGCAAGGGCTTTACAGACATCAAGACGCATGTGCTTCCGTATCAGAAGACTCTAGTAGATCGGCTCAAGTGGTTCATGACCCTTGGCTTAGATGTCAAGAAGCTAGAGGATATGGAGAGTCTTAATGTCTATCCGATGCGTGGGCATTCCTGCTTGAAATACAATCGGCCATGTAAATACTTCGGTACTTGCGGGCTGCATTCTCTTGACGTTCTTAAGGAGCGTGAGGAAGACACCATTGAATATGATTTCGTATACGAACTTGATGAGCTTATCACAGAGCACATGGCTCGTATCCCTACATCCAAACTTGAGGAGACGCTGTAAATGGTAAAGCTTGTTAGCATCATGGAAGACGGACTTGGTACGATTGCTAAGGCAATTGTCTGCGAGACTGCCGAAGAATATAAGCAGTTTCAAACACTCATCCAGCGTGGCGCTAATCTGTGGCCCGACGCTCCGCCTGCTATGAAGCGGCTTGCTGATCTGGTCACTAATGGCAAGGTCATGCAAGACTATGATGCGCAGAGTAACGTCGTCTTTACGCCTACCACTATTTCTAAAACATCTATTATGGAGTCTTGAGATGGATACTCAAATCAAACTCAGAGACTTCGAGTCTCAAATTCTGTTCTTCAACGGAATGTACAAACTGCCGGTAGCTCCGTATCCGACAACTTACTATGAAGTGAGTGCGGCTGCTGGTCATGCCTTTGCGCCTAGCACTGAGCACATGCAATCTACTCTGGTGAAGCGGCTCAGCAATTTCAAGCACATCATTCAAGAAGAAATCGAAGAAGTTGACGACATCATCATGTCACTCCAGCTTGGCATCCGCGTAAAGAAAGGAGAAGTCGTTGAGCCCCAAGAGGCTTATACAGAGCTTGATCTCCTCACTGATCTGGCAGACTGGCTCGGAGATATCTCAGTCTACTGTGCATCTGAGATGGCACGCTACGGGATTCCGCTAAAAGAAACTTTGGCTATCATCATGAGTTCTAACTTTTCAAAGTTGGGTGCTGATGGTGCTCCGCTGTATGATGGACGCGGCAAAGTACAGAAGGGACCTGGCTATTGGAAGCCGGAGCCTCAGCTTAAGGCCATGCTGGAAGAGCATATTGCAGATCGTGCTCCTGCCTATATGCGTGATGCTAGCCGCAAGATTGTGTGGAGGGCGAATGAATAAAAGCTTAGACGATCCACGCATAGCAAGCGAACTCAGCGAGATGCTAGATTCCATCTCGAAAATTAAATCGCCTGAGTATGGTATGATTGTGCGAACGGTTTTTAATATACATAATCTCGTTACGTTCCAATCACATTTGCTGAAAGAGACTGGCCGCATTTCAGATAAAAGTCTGGAAGAAATCTATATACAAAACGATCATGCTATGGCTGATCTGTCGCTTAGTCTTTTCAGGTTGTATCATAAAGCCTGTCCGGATTTAGTGGCAAAACAGCTTCAACTTGCAGAAGAACTTGAAGCTGACCTGATGATGCTGCTTAACAAACAAGCCGAATATTGCGGGAAATAAAATGAATCTCAAAGAACTTGCTAAAGCTTCTGCGGCCATTGAGCCTAATCACAGCATTCTGATCTATGGTCCACCGAAAGCAGGTAAGACGCGCCTAGCTGGTACTGCGGCAAAGATTCCAGAAGTCCGCAATGTCTACTGGTTTGATGGTGAGAATGGCGCAGAGACGCTACTCCATATGGGTCTTACGGATGAAGAACTTGAAAAAGTAATCATCTTCAAGATCAGGGATACGCGCGATCAACCTATCTTCATTGAGACAGTTCTCAAGGCTTTCACTTCTAAGACACCGGTTGAGATTTGTGATATCCACGGGAAGATTAACTGTGCAGAGTGCAAGAAGGCCAATGCACCTACTGTTAAGTTCTTGTTGTCTAATTGCGGGCACAATGATCTGATCATCCTAGACTCTGGTAGCCAGCTTGGAGATTCTGCAATGGCTGCCCTTTGTCTGGGTAAAGACAATATGTACAAACCCGGATGGGACGAGTTTGGCATACAAGGTAAATGGCTTGGTGATATCCTCACTGTGGTACAGCAGGCTACTCATACCAACTTCGCTTTCATTACACATGAACTGTGTATCGAGAATGATGAAAAGAAAGATGTGTTCTATCCGTTGATGGGCACTAAGAACTTCTCAATGAAATGTGCTAAGTACTTCGGGACTGTCTGTTATGTCCACAAGAAACTGAATAAGCACGTAGCAGGCAGTTCTTCCACTTATCTTGGCGACAGGGTTACTGGGAGTAGGGTCAATGCTAGAATTGAAAAGAACCCGGAGAGTGCTGATATGCGTACTATCCTTATTGAAGGAGGTATTATCCGCGAAGGGTCTGGTAGTAGCCCTGCTGTCATTGGGAATCCTGATGCTGCTAATGCTGGCATTCCCCAGATCGGACTTGCTGTGGCCCCTGCTACTGAAGTAAAAAAATCTCTCACACTTGCAGAAAGGATCGCTTTGAACAAGAAGAAATAATACACACACAATCTCACGCAGTACACATTCTTTTTTCACGCATATCTAGGAGATAAGCAAAATGTTTAGCACCCGTAAATCCCTTCTGTCCCTCTGCATTCCTGCGCTGGCCCTTGGTCTGATGCGCGCTACGGAATCTTCGCA